AAGTAATAACCCCGTCCGTCTAGCTTAGACGAAAAACTTAGCTTGGAAATCTAGCCACAACAGTTGCTATAAGAATCTCTCGAGACACTCTCCCACTTAACATCTTCTAGGAATCTTGCTGCTACAACAATTTGGCTAGTAAACGAAAAATTCATACAGTTGTAAGAGACCTTTGGTCCGTACTTTTGAAATTTTGTTTCTAATATATATAAATTTGAAAGGAGGGGGTCTTAGCATTGTCTAAGCACTGCCTACAACCCTAGCGAATACATATACATTAGTATGAATTTGTTGTAATCGTCCTGATAAGACACAATGACATACCACGATTTTGCTCAACAGGCCAATAGTGCCTTGGAGCGGGATCAACAACTAGCATTAGACAATGCCTTCAGCGACATTATCTTCTACTGGACCCCTATTCTGACCTGGCTATGCCTCTTGCTGTACATCATCAAGAAGTGCGCTAATAATCCACTTTCCGGACCTGTGGCTGACAACATTCTTAAACGCCTCATTCAACGGATCTGCTATACATTCACGCGCCATTACTGGTACTACCAAGTTCCAGTGTTTGCACGTGATGAGTCTCGCATAAATGTATTCTTACACCCGGATTTTGCGCGCCTGGACAGAAATAATTTAACTGGATATTGTAACATATGTAATCTTTATGGTCACAACAACAACGAACGTCATACTCCCACCTTAGATGCACTAGTTTTAGCTAAAACTTGTAATATATTGCGCTATAACAATAAATTGAATGTACCATTGGCATACTCCGTACATAATATACGTGCCTATGAAAAGAATTCAAGATTGTTTGCGGAAATCTTTGGTGACACCACTACAAATATCCCTACTAGATATGCCCTAGCCCCTAAGAAAGCTGTATGCGATCTAACCACTATTGAATGTAACCTAGGACCCATCTATGTAAATAATACTATTGCATACCCACATTTAGGCTTTATTGCTTATAATAATAAACAACATCTCCATGAATTATTGGCGAATTTATCTATAGTGTTAGAAAATATTATGGTTTATACACAATACGAGTTAGCTGAAACATCTATAAATATGCGTAAAAGTAATATAACTCTAAACTTTGTTAATGACTTTGATTTGACCAATGCCTTAACCAACGAGCTAAAAGATCCTCGTACACCATGGTTGTTGAAAGCTAAGAAAGCGTCAAACAAAAATTCAGAGTTGGAAGATGATGAAGCTGAGAAACCTGCAACACAAAATTCACCCACTAAACCTAAATTTAGGCCGGAATCTAAGCTTCTTCAACACGCTACTAAGAAACCCACTCGTAAATATCCACAATTGGCTTTTGGACCCACTTTCATGACAATTGCATGTCTTATTGCGATTATGTGTCCTGTAAACTCTAAAATTTGTACTGATTATTCAACCGCGCAGCAATCTGCTGTATACTGTAACACCGTACAAAATTTGACCGACTCCCATTACACAGCTTACGCTAATTATGAACATTTGCATTCAAAATGTTTTTCCACTGATGGTGAGAATTACATGGACTTAATTCGTTTATCTATGTCTAATGCGCTGAATCTTAATAACTTAATCAAACCTACTGTTAAGGAAGATTATATACTTAAAGTGTTCACACGATCACTACCACTTGGCACTTATGTTTTATCTGATTATACAACACTACGAGACCTACAAGTCCTCGTACAATATTATAACTTAGACAGTGAACATATATTATACATAGATGATTATTCGGAACGTGCTGATTATTCAGGGAAGGTAGTGCAGCTGTTGGCCCAAGGTACAGGAGGCAGATGCGATTTACCAAACTGCATAAGATTCACCGGCTTGGCAACCACTATTACAGATGTGGATGTTAAAGTCACCGAACGCTTAACTAAACGTATTAAACACCAGGAGCATGGAAAACCACTAATTATCAAACCCTCCTGTCTAAGCACATGCGATTGCATGATAAAAGAAGAACCTAAAATAGAAATAGTCAAATACACACCATTAGATAGTTTCTATACACAACTTCGCTATTTCCAACTTTATGAACTCCGTATATATGATGATTTTGATATGGGTGTGCTGCGATATAATAATTACACACTCACACATTTCATATACACTAATGAAACCTGCATTCTGACTCATGGTAAGTATTGTGTTTACAATACTGATCATTTCTTGGCAAAGCGTGTCTATAACAATTTAGGCAATTATTTGGAATGTGGCGTAAACCATGAATTTTGCGAAGCTTTACAACAGGAATTTATGTATATAGAACCACTAGAAGCTCAGGTTGAACCAGAGGATTTGACAAAACGTACACCACAACTTCATGAAAACTGTCAAAGTATTTATAATAAGCTCAAAGCTAAATATTCCTTACTTGATCATATTTGGACACATGTTCATGTAAATCTACGCGCGATATGGACAAGAGGAGCCCCGGCTACTATAGTCATTTTGCATGATTCAGAGCTTGTTGTAAAGACAGTAGTTGAAGACATTGTACATGTAGCTGAAGTCTGTTTAGATAACACTGCGATCCGTTTAAATGCTTCTGATTTCAACACAGAACTGTACACAAGTGATTATCACAATTTCTTGCTTGAGTACAGACCTCTTTTGGTAAAACAAAAAGTTATGTTCATCAACGATATAGATTTAATACATCACAATGTATCAAGTAGCTTATTTACAATTTTCGATCAATATGGACCTCTAGTACCCGACGCTTTTGTTATTGCTACACTTAAACATAAACGTCAGAAGCTACAGTATGCACAATCTAAAGTAACACCAACGGAAATCGTTGAGAAGATATTGAATGAAAATTGGCGCACTTTGAAAAAAGATGTTAGAGAACCCCTTATCGTACGTATTACTGACACTGTGCTAGCCGTGTATGCAGATCAAATTAATGCACCACCACCTAAAATAGAATCTGTTACACCCACTTTGAATAACACTTCACAGGTTATAAATACCCTTATACATTATTCTACACATATGCTAAATGGCATGGAAAACCATAGCTTTAATGCATATTCACAAGTCAATACAACTGTATATAATTTTATTGACTACCTCTATGATGCGTATGACACCACTACATATCAACTTGTCACACGTTACAACAATATGCTTATGGCTATTTATGACATACGTAATAATTTTTATAACAATTATCCTTTGCGTCAAGATTTCTATCATCAAAGTTTACGCTCATTTGACGCTGGTCTCATTTGCGACTTTCTTCACCACACTGACACAATTGTATTGTATCAAGATTGCGTAAAACAGGAACTTGACACCATTTATGTCATTAAACACCGCTATGGAATTAATGGAAATGATTATCATATGCACCTTTTAAAAACACCACTTACTAAACAGTCCCTCTATGATTTAAGTAATGCCGTAGGCTTTACTTATAAGAATAAGAATTACAACTACTATCGTACACTGTTTACAAATCCCGGTGAATATGTCATTACAATTCGTGAAAATAAAATGGAATTCTGCAAATCAAGTAACACACCTACACCTGTTTTCGGACCTGATGCAAACTTGGACTGTTTCAGTTATATTACTAGTATTCAATTTATAGATCACTTTATCTCGGAATTTGGAATATTCCTAGCTCTATATGGTGCTGCCTTAGCTTTGATTTTGGCTGTTGCTATTACGATTCGAGATAACACTACAGTAATGCTGATTAAACAGGCTGTTATTTATATATATGCCTTTGGTCCTTGGTTGCTAACGCCTCGCGTGTATGGTTCTTATATCTTTGTGACTATCTACAATTTTATACCGTACACTAGCAATAACAGCTATGGCTGCTTGCTTATGATGGGTATTATCGTGATTGCTACAATTGATGTACTCTCATATATGACACAACGATACCGCGCAGATTTTACCAAAAATCTTTTACAATTAACAACATTGACATTTGAACTTGTTGCTATCACATATTACATTTTGATTCCATACTTATTCACAAGCTATGGTATTGTACTAACAATCATAGCTGGATATGTTGCACATTCTTACATACGTTCACAACGTCCCAATTACATGAGAGCTTCAGTTACCAATGCCACTGCGCATGCTGACTGGGTTGCTTATAGAAATTCAACACGTGAAAAGACAGATGAAGCTGCTAAATCTAACATACGTAAAATTATGAACACTAGCATTGCAGATATAAAACAAGAAAAATTACTAGAATGTGTTTATCTTGCAGCTTGTTATCAAGCAACAGTAGCTACATCAACCTTTAATCCACAGCACAGTTTGCATATTCCAAGTTACAACACAAACATAATGTTTGCTCGTGACAATGAAATTATGAATCATGCTGTAAGTACAGATTTGAAAAACCAATCAGCTGCATCCAACCCTTCAATACCACACATAGCTCTTGAATTACCCGCCGCTATAAACCCACTTATTCAATATACCACTAGGACTTGTGTATCTAGCTTACGTGGAGCCATTGTTAATGGCTATATTTACATCCAAAGACATATCTTTGGTGGTAAACAACATGAATTCGACGTTTGCTACGCTAATGGTAAAGGTTTGCAGAAGTGTAAAAATCTGGACCGCTCTAAATATGATATTGATTCGGCAGAGTTAATTGGTACTCTTATTAAAATTCCACTAATCGACAGACATAGTATTCCTGATGTCAAGTTGCATCCAGATCCATTAAGTTATAATGGACCTGTGACCCTCTACTTATCCCGCTATGACACAGAGCTTGGTAAGGATGTACTTTGCGTGCACACAGGCTTTATGTCAGAAGGACACCATGACATCAAAACTGTATTTGGAGATTGTGGCGGTATGTTATTTGACCCCAAAGGTAATTTCCTAGGCTTGCATTGTGCAGGTTCAGAGGATGTTATCTTTATGGATACAACAACAGGAAAATCAAATATTTGGACTAGTTACAAATTACAACACCCATCTGAAATCATGATAACATTAGATAACAAAATCAATTTACCGAATCCGGTGAATTATGATTTTGAAACTACAAAGGTTGTTTATAAACACCCTTTGCGTAATGTCAAGGCCACTCTAGAAACACTACAGCATTTGACAAATACTACAAATGCTAATATTGCCTATGATCCTCGCTTGTTGTCCGATTTTAATATCACTGCTGAACAATACGCCCACTACGGATATAATGTAGATTATACAAATTTCGTCAATAATTTTAACCGTTACACAACTACCACTATTGGAACCAAGAGTTTTGAAACATGTCTTAAATACGGACTCATGGACAAACGAAGTGAATACCATAACCAATCAGTCAACCCCTTCAATAAACCTGAAGTTGTATCAAAAATTGATATTGTATTGGATGCTGCGTATGTTTTTGTGTACATGTTTACACATACACATCCAGCCTTCTATATAGCCGCGGTTTGTGTATTCGCTTTGCTTTTTGTCAAAATGAATAAGTATCTTAAAATGCTCCTTAGTACGATCATTTTCATAATCCCACACATTTACGTCAATTACTATTATGGATTGCTCTACATGCCCATAAAATGGCGCCAGCAAATAACAGCTCTAGCCATACGCTATAATCCACACACGGCAGTGGCTAAATTCTATAATCAGGATTTAAAGATTGCAAAAGATCTAGCTAAGGAACTCGGAACCGCTAAAAATTTGTGTATACACTTGGCAACTCTGCTAAAATGTATTAAACCATATACAGCTTTTAATGACCTCAGTCAAGTTATCAACAATGTTGATGATTTGATGGCTAATTGGGCTAATACACATAATGCAGAAGAATTACTCACACACTACATTGACGAGATATATAAACTATATCCTATCCTTTTTGTTGTGTTTGAAAAGATTGATAGTTTTGATGAACAGCTTAAAATTATTCTATCATATATTAGCGACACTGGTGAATTCGACATGAATGGGTTTGAAATCCATTTTGATGAGAAGGAACATACTATTAAAACCACGGACACTAATATTGAAAACATACACGAACAAATAATGGTAGAAAAGGCTAGTATCATAGCTTTAAAGAATATGAACTCTGAGTTTGATATTGAAACCATTAGCACAGCCAATATTGGTGAACTAGTACGCTATTTGATTATAAGCTCTACACCTGAAACTTTAGATCGTCCTCTATTAGCCAGAGCCACAGAACTACTGGTTAGACACATCACACAACTACGTGAAAATAACGAACACAATGACAACCTGATCGCATTATTGTCTGAAATATACAAGCATAAAGACTTCTTAACTGCATCTCATTTAACCTCTAACATGCGCGACCGTAATTATGTTATGAATAATTTAATACGTGTAATCGCATTGTTTAACAAGCAAATTAATGTACAAGTAACGCAGAAACAATATGAGGCGCGCCGCATCGAAGAAGAACGTAAAAAGGAATCCAGACAGATTCTGGAACAAAATAACCGTATACGAAAAATGCAACGTCAAAATCAGAATATAGCTAGTGCTATAGTACATATGGTTCACGCCTGCTTCGCTAACCGTTTTATGCTTCAAAATGAATCCCAGAAGATTATGAAAGCACTTCTAGGAACAGGATTGGAATTGGAACCCACAGAAGCTGAGGTAAATCACACTGCTGCATACCTTAGTGGACAGGTACTTACCAATAAAAATATTACTACCAATTTCACTACACTTACGACAATTCTATGGACAGGTAATGGGTATCAAACTTTACCCAGTATGTGTGGTACTGAGACATATACATGTACAGCCACACACAAACATGGTTACTTTAATTGTACCATGGAGATTAAAGATATGTGGTATAAACATACTGAAGAATGTGCTAGGTGCAAGAGTTACTATCGTAATAATAAACATCCACGTTGTGGTGCTCTATATGACAGCACCGTGAAACGTTTTCCCACTCTTAGTAACTTTATTGCACGTTACCGTAGCTGTCCATCTTGTATGCCTTGCACTCAATGCATTTCACAACGCGAACCCGGTTGTGAGAGTGCTAGTTACCATGTTTCAGATACTGCACATTATCAGAATCAGGCCTACTTGACACCAATAAATATCAAGCCAGACAACCTCGAATACAATTTTGTTGATTCTATCAATGGAGATGTAAACGCAATATACAACGGACGCATATGGTTAATGCGACGCACTACAGCTATAAATCCACCACCAGCACGTTACCGCAATATCACTAATCTAAAATTAAAACAGACCGATCCCGAAGGTTACTACTACATATCTGATGTATGTCCCACTGATTTGGCTATTTTGAATGCCATGATCAATCAAATACAACTTAAACTTCAAGATCGTACTGTACTTAGCAATGAAAATATACAAGAGGAATTTAATAACACTATGAAATTCTCAAGCCCTCTGAACCCACTTACATTAGATGAACTACGCACTAAGCATAAATATCTGGTAATATTAAAACTTAGACCCGATTCAGATCATCTGTTTATGGAATTCTTGGAATACATACACACATCTAAGTTACCAGTTTTTGTTGTACATTTATCACATAATGATGTACAAAAAGATCATGCTACAATTTATGTAAATTATATACAAGCATGGCGTGGTGAATTGATTGACGATACTGTTAAATTATGCGATATTTTAGAGAAGATCACAAAACGTCCATTGGATTTTCACAATGGGCTCGTACTCTAAGCAGGAATAGTAATGTAGCCCGATATCATCAACTCTGTACCAATACTACTGTTGGTCTCAGACATACCATCGATATCTCCTGCAATAAAACATCTACTAGCTATATCGATGAAGCTAACAGAATCGTCAATGTAAAAATTAAAGCTAAAGTTGCTAAGGAATATAATGTTTATGAAATGTTAATTAACCAATATCCTAACATCTTTTTAATAAAACATAAAATAGTGCATGACACTATACCACACTTATTACGATACAATTTGACTGCATTAAGTTTTGCAGATTTGTATGGTTTAATAAAGGAGGAAAATTGGCACCCAATTTACGACACTCTACCACAAGTAACATATCATAAAATTGATCCTGATCTATTATTTAAAATTAAACAGCACACACCATCACCACAGCACACCTGTTGTATGCTATGCCGTCGTTTTCTTGCAGAATTCGGCTTGCTTTTGCATAAACTAAATTTTAAGGTATACGAAACCACAACGAACATATATGCTCACTATGATTTTGTATTAACTGCAGATAATATAGATCTAAATGGTATACTAGACTTTGAAGATTACATACTAAGAGAAGAAGTACTTGTAAATATTGATGTAAAATCACAACTTCGCATTATGCAACCATATTATCACACATTATACTCCTTTTACGAACATACCGGTATGTACTTCATTAGTCAGCCCATTTACACGTCTATGGTGGATCCCAATGTTGACCTAATACAACAATTTGAATTAGCAATCAATAATATCAGAGATCTTCCATTGAATGGTAAATTCGATGACAGCCCACTACATAGACCTTCAATACAACATCTCACCAAATACCTTAAACTTAATGAATATGCTATGGAACCGGAACCACTTTGGAATAGTTACGACACTATGCATTGTCCACAAATAGAAATTCCAGGTATAGATTCTACTATTACTAATATTATTATTAAACCTACACGACCGATACCGGAATACATCGAATTAGATTACAACACCGTCGGAATATTAGAAGGCGACGTATATTGTAAAATATCCCACAATAAAATAAATAACCTTCAGGATATATTATACAATAAACCCTTAGACGTAATCATTCACGAACTATACATAGTGGATCATCCCTACGAATTAGAATCACATAATCGTATGCTTCGCACCAGCTTGAACATATGGTTGCATAACCTTTATGACGCCAATGTAAATTTATCACACTTTGATTCAATTAATTATGACAAAACACAAAAAGTTAGTTTTCCTATTGTTGGAACTATACCCGCTACACTATTACGCGAATGTGAAATTTGTCAAGACGATATACCAGAAGACCTGAAGGACGTCTATGATTTTGGATCTTGTGTACATGCTAAGGCGCAATTATTTGATTATAAGACACCTCGTAAATTAAACCCTTTAATAGAATTTGACACAGCTTTACTCCGTCATGGAGAATTCCTACCTACTAATGATTACGCATATACAATGAAGACTAAACCAGCGCACATTATAGATCGAGAGTTGAAAGATTACATCGATTCAACTGGTTTAACAGCATTAATACCACCACTGAATATCAATCCAGCTGTACATGACCCCGAAACAACATATTCAAGTTCGTATTATATTAAAACACCATCAGAAGCCTCTATACGTCAAGATCTTGAGTTGTTTAATCAAAATACCGCCGGTTCAGTTTCACCTACAGTCTTTTTAATGGCTATAGAACTATTACATCAACTACTAACAGAGGAAATTTCCGCCTCTGATGGTAAGCCAAACTGTCCAATGGTCCCATCTGAAGTACCTGTACGGAACAAACATAAATCAGCCGGTACACCTTACCGAAAATTTGGTGATTCAGAATTCATGCGTGAACTATTAGGTAAATATCGTGACGCCATTGTATATCACAAACGTCATTCAGCTGATCAACAATTAACTTTGACTATTAATAAGGTAGCCCCCTCTAAAAATCATCGCGATCGTACTATCCTCGCTATAAGTATAAATAAATCAGAACCAGGACGCTCATTGTATCGCTGGAATTTGGACAAAATAAAATACACCGCTAGTTTAGGTGGTCCAATTTTAATCGGCTTTACAGCACAATATGGCGGTTGGGATAAATTCTATAAACAACTTTATAAAAATTCACCAGCTGACCAACCAGATATAGCAGAATATGCTGTATTGGGTGGCAAAGATTATCCAAAATGGGATCGCCGTATTTCAAACATGCTACAATTAACGACAACAACTGTTTTATACAGTTTAATTGATCCAAACACTCAGACTAAACTAAACAATGCAACTCCATCACAAACTTGGCACGAATATATGGCTGAAACTACACAGGTCCTTTTTGACTACCTCGTCTTCGGCAATGAATTATATCAGAAACCAGGAGGTGTAACGTCAGGAAACAGTCGTACAGCTGATGGTAATTCTCTTCTACATCTATTAATTGATTTTTATGCTATCATAATTCAATTGATACAATCAACACCGGACAATGTCCACCTAGAACCAGAATTACGTAACAAACTATGCAAGACTGTATTCACACGTATACCCTCAGATTACATTGATGTAAGCAATGTCACACTAAGAAACACTGATGTACTCCGCACAATACGCCTACGCGTTGCTAAAGGTTTATACCTAAGTGATGATGGTTTGATTGTTATAGACCCCCGCATTATAAGATATGATGATTTTATGTCAATTAGTCATCTTATCAGTCATTACATGATAGCACAAAATAAACACAAATACCATATTGACGCTATCTCACGTTATGCGAGAGAATTCCTATCACAAGACACTATAAAGTTTGGTGATATGGTCTATCCCATCCCTGAGTTTGGACGCATGTATACCTCTATGCTCCTGAGTGACAATAAAAACATATTAGACCCACAAATTAACACCACGCGCTTATTGGCACTATTTTCTTATTTGTATATTTATTATTTTAAATATATGGATCAACCCACTCATCCTATCTTAAAATTTCTTGACGCTATAAGAAACTACATTGAAACAAAATTACATACAACGGATGAAATATTCTTAGATTGCGTCAAAGTTCCTGATTTACAGGATGTAGAATTTGACCTTAAAAATTGTGACTTATACGAAAATTTAGACTACTTATGGGGACTTGATCAATCTAGTGCCTATATGGAATACCTCTGTAAATATAAACACCGCTATCGTAACTTGTCAATTTTTAAGCAACAATTAATACAACAATACGAAAACGCCCTATTGCATAATGAAAATAAGCTACAAAATAAAGGAAAATTAATCACGTACAATTGCTATGTCTGTGGAGAAAATGCATATTTAACATGTGCCACATGTGAACGTGCATTTTGCAATAGTGCAGATACCAATCATGGATCACATATTGAACAACATCTACAATATTCAGGACATAATTGTTTGTACTTGAATTGTAAGACCGTGAAATGCAGTCATTGTTACACTACCGATATCCACTTATTATATACCAATGGTCGTGATCACTATTGTGAATCACATAAACCTAAGAATGCGGTACGTATATTAAATAACAATGTTAATGCAAATTTACCACCACTCCTTTATCTATGTGTAACAGATGCCAGACGTATACCATTTTATGAACAATGTTATATAAATTACACTAAAGCACACCCCTTATATGCAATAAATAAAGAACAATTTATGGGCTTAATTCAAACATATCTACACCAAGATTATACCCTACCTAGTAATCAATTAGCTAACCGTATTCGAGTTAGTTTACAATTGAGTTCATATGGTGTTGTCAGACCATATCATCAATTAATTATGCAGCTTACAAAATTAGAAAGCAAAGTCTTAGACTCAAGTGTGGTAGATATACCAATCACGCTCACCAATTCTCAAGAAATTGGTACTTACTACATAGAGATACCCCGCGAATATAAACTAGATCAACACTCCACTTATTCATACCTAATAGGTACCCGCGAGGTGAGTTTTACACCAATGTATTACCGCCTAAGTTGCACAAACACTCATATATGGCAAACTGACACACAAATTCCAAATTATTGTACTTTTATTAGACAGCGTCGGCTTAACACCTTAAGCGCAATTCTACGCAATACGACACAACATGTACCAGAATATACCCGTTTACTATTGGAATGGCATCAACAATTACCGATAACAGCAAAACATTTTATAGAATTTAAACCATCATTGAAAATTCCAGCTCAGCAAAATGTGACTGACAATATTAATATTCTATTAAATGAATTGAACAACAAACGCTTCAAAATTATGTTTGGAGGCCCTGGCACTGGTAAATCACACACATTATCTATACTTATTAATCACTTACACGAAACAGGATTAAAGATATTAGTATATACACCATCTCACCAATCTGCCAATGCCTTACTATTTAAAATAGCCAATGCATTAAAAAGAAGAGGCATTCAAAATCCTGGCCTCGTTAGAATAATTACTGATGGTATGAAAGATGAAATCAAACCACACCCTTACATCACTTATCGTACTAACATGTTAGACAAAGATCGCATTTGCGTAACAACGATTCAAAGCTTTTCCACCGTACAACATGTTAAGGATATAGATTTAGTAATTCTAGACGAGTTCAGTTTAACATCGGATAATTACCTTTTGACAGGCCTATCACATCTAAAACCATCCACACGTGTACTGTTCTCAGGTGACCCTAGACAGTTAAGTGGCGTAGATGAACTTAGAAAACCATTACAATCACGTTTTCACACACTTATTAATTATTACACTGAAACTTACCCAAAAGAAGTACATGTATTGAAATACCATTTTAGATGTCATCCCACCATTTTCAAATATTTTAAGGATCTGTATTATGCAGATAAAGATATGGAATGTGCGACATCTATGGCAGATCGAATTATACGCCCACTGAATCCAATCAATACAGTACAAGTTGGAGAACCATCATATCGACAGCAAGGTGTAATATTAAATAAAGATGAAACAGATAAGGTCTTAGAAATTTTAGTGTTAGTGAATCAAACACTGACACTCCATGCTAGCTATGACTATCAACCCACTATTGCTATAATTTGTAGTTACAAATCACAACTTCAAAATTTTATATCACTACAACAGCAAAAGATTTTGTCAGATAATGTACAGTTAAGCACTATAGATTCCGCACAGGGTGACGAGTTTGATATAGTCATACTCTGCCTCTCCCAAATTAATAACTTCACACTGAATCCAAATCGGTTCAATGTAGCCATTTCTAGAGCTAAATCAGTGCTATTCATAACAGTTCCCCCTATAGATCAAAATCCCACATTTCTTTATAAAGACGTGTACAAAACTCTTAATGAACACAAATTGACTTATTTCAAAATCTTCAACAATAGTGGCAAAGCAATACTGTCTCTTGATTCACCGACAACTTTGAAAATTCAAGCTGAAAATATGAAATATATTAACATACGCCACCATAATCCCACTATGTGTAGAAAATTTCCTATAAACATAGTGATGGACGATTATATATTTTTCGACTCTGAATTTTTAAATCCTAGAGATAACGTCCAAGAACCAGTAATGTTGTCATATGGATTCACTAGTAAATATGGTAAACGCCGTATAGCCGGTATTCCAGTGCGCTATATACAAGACAAATTCAATAGAATAGTCCCTCTTAAGTATAATTATAAGGATCCAAACAAACCACTAACTTCCACATATGCCTGTGATTGGTTAAGAAAAGCACAACCTGAACAATATAAACACCTCCTAAATTCAATCACACAAGGCATACACAATAACACAATTGTGGATATTAGACATCTGCTAAATTTTTGTGTCGATAACATTCATGTAAAACCTGTTATTGTCACATGGTCTGGAGCTAGTGATCACTGTTTCTTAAAAGCTCACACACTATATCCAGACATAGATGTAATATGTAATATTACTACACGCTGTACTTCACAACCAATATATGCATCACCACAAGGCAAACACACTTATTATCTCTGCCAATACCATGCACACCAACTTAAAGAACAACTCAACATCACTCATTTTGTAAATCTCGAGATCATAGATCTCAAATTAGACCGCAATCAATATACGGATGAGAGAACCCTTAAAGTGTACCATAACAACAACATCAAGCTTATATTGGACATCAAAAATATAGCGTCAAATAGTCTTAAAGACTGTCATTCAACTTATTGCAGAACCGTACATGCACCTATACAACCTCATGATCCATTAGATGATGCGATAATGACACAATGTATATTCCAATCTTTAGTAAAACCACATCTCGAAAAATTAGCATATGAAACACAAGCTAACTTACGCGCCTTTATAGGAATGGAGTATAGGCTTAAAAATTTTAATCCCGAGATGTGTAAGTTACGACGTGAATTACAAAAACATTGGTATAAAATGTACATTGAACGCAACATCAAACACTGCAATATGGGTTGCGGTAAGGAACCATTGAAAGCTGCTCTACATAATATCGACATACTACAAGGTAAAAATAATCCACAAAATAACATGAATACCCACACCTGCGAAGCCGAAGAGCACATCTATTTTGATAGTCATTGGTATAAAGAAAATGGTTTTACAAAACCATCTTATATATTTAGCGACATTAATAAAGAACATTATTACAAGCTCGGTACCACTGGCCTGCAACTATATTTAAATAGTAAGAATGCCAAATATATCCACGAATTCCGTAATGTAGACGGAGATGACGTATTCAGAACATTTTATAATCCGATATGTGATCTGAATAGAAAACCACACAATGCTGAAATAGAATTCAGCAAGTCAATACCCGACTGTATAATAACATCTAATATCGGCGAACAATTTCAAACACTTGTTTGTAATATACATGAAGAGGAATTAGACATCATAAGCAAAATTTCACAGGCCACAAAATATGGATATAAATTCATATATACTGGCAAAACACTGTTAAATAACCACGTAAATCTAACTAAAGCACCTCTTAATTGGAATCACATTACTTTAGAGATTCCCGGTTATAATGAACGGAAAAATGTCCCGAATCACATGAAAATTAAAGCTTTAGGGATACTACAGATACTACAGGATAGTATGTTATACACGAATCACCAAAAGTTAAACCCTAAATTACCTGTAATTTTACCAGGATCGGCTAGTAATTATGGTGACACAGTAATTGCTAATGAAATGTCAAAACATCTAAAACAATCGACCTTCATACATATTGACCCCCGCCTTACATCAGATAATCAAACAACACATTTTAGAAAAACCCTTAGAGAAATGCTAGATATAGGTTATAACACTGAATTAATAATTTCAGACATCCATAATACTTCCGTATCATGGGTCCCTGAGTTGGTAGAATATGCTAATAAATACCTTTTAGACAACGGTACACTAATAATGAAAATCACAAGTCGAGGAGCTACGGAAGAAGCACTCGAACAACTAGAAAACCTGTCTAAAAATTTTACATACGTACGCGTGTGTAACCTAAATGCCGTAACTCTCTCCTCCGAATTATGGATAGTCTTCGCGAATAAGCGTAAGCCGCCCGTACTAGGCTGGACATCACATGAACTGAGGACAGAGTTAAGAAGGCATTGGTATTCAATGTCTCGCAATATTATACAACCACTTATGCGAGCAAGACCCAGCACATTCAGATACTCTCCCAAATAACTTCCTAGCTAATCTATATATGATAAACTCAAAATGCCAGCCCAAGTTTCAGGAAATAACACCAACAATGCCCAAGGCACCCCGAAACAACAGCGGCCTAAACAAAATTCACAAAATGGAAATTCAAACACACAGCGAAAAGGCTCTAAACAACAGCAGAAAATGCAACAGCAGCCAGGACCCAAAAAAGCTAAGAACACCAACACAAAAGAGCGCCGTGCACAAGCACAAGGACAACAACAACAAGTCTCAAAGCCTAAGAAACCGATTGCAACAGGCCCAAACTACACCGAAACCGATGGTAAACTCTACAAAATCGGAAAAGAATTCGATGCTAGAAACCATATGGGATGGCGACGTAATGAAAAGAATGGATCTTCCATTCAATTCCTCTTTAAACCTAAAATGGCTTCTAGAATTGACCAGGCTTACTACCGTAATCAATTCGAAGATGCAGACCACTACGTACATACATTCGGAGTCGGTGTTTTCGTTCAAGACTCAACCCTTGAGCGAAACGCAATTTACAACCACCAGAAACTTACCAATGAAGAAAAGGACGATTACGTACGTAAATTGTCCGATGCCTTCAATGCGATACTCTTGCGTACACGCCAAGCCTTTGATACTGGTAATCGCCCTGCTCTTACTATCGATGCTGCCTAAAGCTAATTGTTCAACCCGCTTAGATTTGAATACACATCATATAGTTTCATATAATAAACCACTTATAGTGGTTGATGACTTCTTGCAGACCACTTTGAAATATAATTTTGGCTCTGATTTGTATAACAGTGCCATGAATTATAAAACTTCTTTCGAGTTACTTTTAAACAATTTTAAAACTCCGTACCAACCACTTGTTGATGCATTTCGGGTACTATTTAGTTACCTAGGTATTGAACCAGTAACACACCCATTTAATGCATACCTACGCGATGACTCACCATGTCCTCTTCAAATTAAGACTTCCACTGGTGAAGTACAACCTATTGGAACACTTTTTCAAAATATTTTAGAAGATGGTGATTTTCAATTAGAACCTTTGGTTAGTTATTGGCTTAAACATACGGAAGATATCTTTGTCTATACACGTTCACAACTTTGGTCTTTTATATGTCCTACTGAATTTGCACAAGCAAGCATCTTTTTACCTCAATACAACGAATACATATATAATGCATCAATAGTCTTTTGTAGAAATGCTAAATATGACACAAAAAGTAATGCTGTTAATAGCGAAATTTGTAATAAAGTTAATTTCATCACACCACAACCCACTCTAAAACGTTCTAAACGCTGGGATTCTTCCTACGTGTGTGGGTGGCCACTTGTATCTAGTGCTGCCAAAGTTATAGGTGGTGAATGCACAACTAATATAGACGTTTCATCTTTGAAATCAAGTCTCACAGCCATTCAAAATTTCTCTAATGCAAATACAGAACTTATTCAAAATCTTGAAGCCCAACTCTCAGTTGTAAACGCTCGAACAAATCTACATTATAGTCAACTTCAACAACTCGTCGCTTCCATAAATGATCACCAATCTAGATACATTGATGATATCAACCATCTGATTAATCATGTTCAAAACACAACTAACACCTTGAAATCACGTATTAATACAAATTCTATTGTTATGTCCTATACTAACTCTCTATTTCGTGTATATCAAACTATAGTTGATTATCGCTTTTCTTATATAGAAACCTTGAGTTCAATACAACAACATTATCACTATCCATCTGAACATCTTCATGCCTTTAATTCTGAGCTATTGGCTAAGCTTAAAGAGCATGGCTTTTCTATCCCTATTGTAGGTGACAATATCCCTTACACTTATGGTAAAGTAAGATATAAAAATGTAACTGGCATAAATTTTTATGACCTTGAATTTGATATCTATATCCCTATAATTAAACTCATTCATGAAAAAGATAGTGATTATTATTACTCAACGCTTTCAGCTTTACCCATTGGAATCCAGGATAACTTAGTTACATACAACACGTATCAGGGTAATGCTATTTGCACTGATATGTACTGCTTGGAATCACCAGTTCAAGGTTTTTGCCGTGAGGGTGAAAACTACTGGTATTGTGGACAACATTATGTCAAGACATTGCATAAAGTAACCTCTTTGTATACCAAACCATCTAATTACTCTGATAGTGCCATGTTTATACCACCTCACACTATGTATTTTGTACGCAATACAACTTACTCCTTAAACTATGGCCCATCTCATCAAGCTTTAGCTGGATCTGTTTTATTGTTAACTTGCAATTCTACAGTCCAAATCCCTGGGTACAACTTCAACACCAAGGATTTCGTCTCCTGCTTTGATATGCATGTCGACAATGTTTTCATACATCCTTCACTACGAGTTAACTCTTTAAATTTCTATATACAACCCACTCAAATCGATCAGCTTGAAAATTTATATAAACGCGATATTTCACCTATAGTAGAACATGTAAAGCAATATGAACCCCTTGTATTAAATACTACTCAAGACGAGAAGTTACAACAACACTATGAAGCTCTTAAAAATGATTTTAACGAAAAGATAGCTGCTTTGATTCTAGAAAATAAACGAATCAATGCATTAATTAATAATATACATTCTATTAAATCAGAAACCTCTATTTTTCTATACATAGCAATCATTATAATCGTTATAATCATCCTAAAATTTTTACGAATTTTGTAATAAACTACTACTACTATCAAAAGAAATAGAACCCCATTAAAATGGTGCCCAGAATTATCATTGTACTTAGCATGCTCGCCATTACTATGGCAGTAGAGCCCACAGTTGAAACCACTACACCTAAACTATGCGAAGCTAGCTCCACGCAACATTGTACTGCTATGGGTTACGACTATTGTAAAAATATCTCTGGCGTTCAGAGTTGTTATTGCTCTCATCAACAGAATTACACGAGCGTAATGGACGTAATCGACAAAGACCTTAAATGTTCGATCACCTCTAGCAAATACTTTGACCCCCATTATTGGTTTCGTGACCTCTTGGCGGCTAGCGTCACGCTATTGGTCGTATTCACTTTGGTTTCTTGGGCTTATCTTATTCCTACTTATGCTAAAGTCGATGCTATGTATACGAACTCAAACTCCAAATCTAAGCCACTGCACTACATCCCCCTACTACCACGAAGGTCTGACGGCAGCTATACGCTCTTGCCCACAAGCGGATACAAGTAAATTAACATCTCGTATAGCGTCAGATAATAGGGTAAGATGGTTAGCTGATAAACTCTCAACTACAATCACCTATTCGTATAAATTAGCAACATTTTTATATTACATATTCACAATATTATATTATGGCTTTTGCCTAATAATGTTATATATATTATGGGTTTACTTTTCAAATTTAACTAACCAAATAAAACTTATATATCATCACATAAGTGACCCTTATTAGGTTTTACAATATAACACTATGCAATATAATAAATAACCCCTACATCACAATTTATTATATCCACAAAACCGCCTGAGTAAAGTTAAAGCTGTATACTTACGCCTCTCTTTTGAGGATTCTAGACAGACCATTCTAGACAGCAATACATATATATCAAACACGCGTTTCCAAACACGCACATTATACAGCAAAATTAAAAATTTTACCTTTTGCCAAATGCCTAAAAATTACACATTCAAAACTTCACATCACATTGATATCGAAGAACATCTTAAATTATAACCACTCTAAAACATTCGGAAAGTCATGTTGGAAAGTATGCTAGATCTTGTTGTTGGCAGGAAGCATAGTGCTCATGTTCATGTGTCAGCCGGAGGCTTAATCGAAGATTTTTATACATACGGACGCAAGGCCTGGAACAAGCCGAACATTCAAGTAAATAACAACAACACGTATAAAGTTGCACCACTGAATGAGACTAATGTATAGAATAGAGACGCGAACACACTATGCGGGATCGAACCAGAAACCAAACGTTGTACCGGCCATCTTTGTGCACCATTTACAATAGTTTAGTTATTGTCCATGATGAATTGTTTTGTATTTTATACCAACTCCAATCTCGACTGTAAGAGAGGTTGCCTAAAATATACAACACAACACAATTCTAGATAATAATGAAAAGCATGGTATTGCTACGCCCAACTGTTATAAACCGGTAGTACTGATCACTTTCCGTGGCTAGAAACACCACCAACACATATTACACACATCTAACATTACATACATGGACAAACACAACAGCAGAAATACAACATAAAAGCCGAACACCACTGGTGAGTAGGCGTACTGAACTCCGAGGAGACGTAGGTACATGTTATGTTTTAGACTGCAGATATCAATACATATCTTTGTGCGAGAAAATACATTGCGAGAGACGCATTGGGTAGTGAAGCA